AAATGAAGTAGGAGTACCATCTCCTAATGCTGTAATTGGATCAACAGACACAACAGTTATACAATTATTAGCCGCAGCCAATCGAGAAGGTAAAAATTTAGTATCTGGTTATGATTGGGAAATATTAGTAAAAGAAGAAAACCACACAGCTATAGCAGCCGAAAGTCAAGGAGCTATGACTACTATTGCAGCAGATTTTGAAAGATTTAGCAATAATACTATGTGGAATAGGACTACAGATAGAAAGTTTTATGGACCATTAAATAATTCAGAATGGCAAACATTAAAAGGTTCTGTACAAAGTGGTATAACAAATTATTTTAGAATTAGAGGAGGTTTATTATTAATAAATCCAGTCCCAACTGTAGGTAATTCTATTGTTTTTGAATACATATCTAAATATTGGGTAGATACAACAGGTAATGGTGAAGCTAATGCAGAAAAATTTACAGGTGATAGTAATACTACAGTATTAGATGAAGATATAATAACATTAGGTGTTATATGGAGATTTTTAAAACAAAAAGGTTTGCCTTATGATAACCAATTACAAGAATATCAATTAAAAATATTTGAAAAACAAGCTAAAGATGGTGCTAAGTCTATTCTTAGAATGTCTGGTAATACAAGATTATTTTTACCAGTTAATGAGCCAGAAGGGAACTTTACACTATGAGGTATAATTATAAACCAAAACCTAAGCCTAAACCAAAACCTAAACCAAAGCCTAAAAGGAATTATTAATGGCTAATTGGTATGATGATTTATTAGATGGAGCTTCTAATTTAGCAAGTAAAGCTAGTTTTGATAATGTATTTGGAGCAACACCAGAATCAGGTAGTCTTATGGATATAGGGCAATCTTTATTAAATCCAAACTATGATCCAGAAAAATCGCTTTTTAGAAGGGTTATAGAAGATGGTCCTCCGCCTAGTATATCAGATATTAGTGCAGCTTTAAAAAAAGACCCTAATGTAGATATAGACACAATACCTTCAACTGTTCCTAACCCTGTAGATAGAACAAATGAACCAGACCCAGAACCTTTTGTTCCTTCAGAGTACACTATGAGAATGCCAGCAAAAATGTCAATGGACATTGCAGGAGTTCCAAGAAAAAGAGAAGTAGGTATGGTTGGTGGTAAACCAAGAATGCAATTAAATGCTAATACAGAAGAAGAAGAAATGGCAAGATTAGCACAATATTTAAGGAATAGAGGGTAAATGGCATTCCAACCAACAGGCGAAAGTACAACAGTTCCAGCACCTATCGGTGGTCTAAATACTAGAGATGCACCTGATATGATGGAACAATCTGACGCAATACGTTTAGATAACTTTTTTCCAGGAAGTACAGATGTATCATTAAGAAATGGTTATACAAGCCATGCAACAGGTTTACCTAGTACAGTACAATCATTAATGGCGTATTCTTCTGGTGCAACTAATAAATTATTTGCAGCAAGTGGTGCTAATATTTATGATGTTACAAGTGCAGGAGGAGTAGGCTCACCACAAGTTACATCATTAAGTAATGCACAATTTCAACATGTTAACTTTACAATATCTGGTGGTGGATTCTTATTTATAGTAAATGGAGCAGATGCACCTAGACATTACAATGGTAGTACATGGGCAACACCATCATTAAGTGGTGTTACTGGTTCTACAATTAATAATGTTACAGTATTTAAAGAAAGATTATTTTTCTGTATTAATAATTCATTAAGTTTTGGCTATTTACCCATTAATAATGTAGCTGGTACTGTATCTACTTTTAATTTAGGTAGTGTTTTTAACATGGGTGGTTTTATACAATCTATAGGGCAATGGACTAGAGATGGTGGTTCTGGTCCTGATGATTATATTGTGTTTATAACTAATCATGGAGAAGCAGCAATATATTCTGGTTCAGACCCATCAGATGCTACAAAATGGAGTTTAGTTGGTACATTTAAATTACCTAGACCAATAGGAAAAAGATGTTTTATTAATATTAATTCTGACCTTATTCTTATATCAGAACAAGGTTTTATGCCTTTATCACAAACATTAGTTACTGGAGAAAACGCTCCAGCAAAAGCTATATCTGATAAAATAAGTGGTAGTATATCGCAATCTGTTAATAGTTTTGCAGGAACTTTTGGTTGGCAAGCTATTATATATCCTAAAGGACAATATGGTTTATTTAATGTTCCTACATCTACAGTTGGGGATTTTGACCAATATGTTGTAAATGTAAGTACAGGTGCATGGGGTAGATTTACAGGGCAAAATGCGTATTGTTGGGAATTATTAAACGGAGAGCTATATTTTGGTGAAAACACTAAAGTATTTAAAGCAGATGATGGCGATAGTGATAATAATGCAGCAATACAAGGAGATGCTAAAACAGCCTTTATATATTATGGTGGCAGAGGTTCTCCAAAAAGATTTACGTTAATTAGACCAGTTATGGGTAGTAATGCTGATTTACCAGTTAGTATTGGTTTTGATGTAGACTTTAATGATGGCACAAGTGTATATACTCCTAGTTCTGCTACTACTACAGGTTCAGAATGGGACACAGCAACATGGGATACTGCTACATGGGGTGGTACAGTGCAAACACAAAAAGTATGGAGAAGTGTTGCCGATATTGGTTGGAACGCAGCCATTAGAATACGAACAAGTACAACTGCCCAATCTATTAAATGGCACGCAACAGATGTATATTTTGAAAGAGGACGTGGTTTATAATGTTTATTACAGATAAAATATGGAAAGTATTAGAGCCAGCTATAGAATCAACACATGAAGTAACAAGAGAACAATTAGAAAAAATGATAGAAAGTGGAGAATACCAACTGTTTGCAAAAGATAATAGTGCAATAATAACAGCACATCATGGACAAGTATTGCGTATAGGAGTAGGTGGAGGTAATTTAGTTACTATAAAAGAAATTACGAAAAAAATTGAAAAATATGCAAAAAAGCGTAATTATAAATATATTGATATTTTAGGACGCAAAGGTTGGGAAAAAGTTTTAAACGGATATAACAAAAAAGCAGTATTATTGCGGAAGGAAATAGCATGAGTTTTATAAGTAATTTATTTAGTCCACCTAAACCACCACCAGCTCCAGATTATGCAGGAGCAGCGACAGCACAAGGTGCAGCTAATGTAGAAACAGCACGATTAGAAGGTCGTATGAATAGACCTGATGTTTTTAGTCCTTATGATCAAACTCTTGTTACAGATTTAGGTGATGATAGATTTGCTATGAATTACAGTTTAACGCCTGAATACGAAAGGCAAAGAGTTAAACAAGCAAACATAGGAGAACAATATTTAGATGTAGCAGGACAAAGATTAGGAGAATTACCTTCTGGAGAATTAAATTTAGGAAGTTTACCTACTTTTCAAGGTGCAGTAGATAGAACAGGTTTTACTCCTTTAGCAAGTACAGATGATTTATCTAATTATGCACAAAGAAGTGAAGATGCATATTACAATAGAGCTATAAGTCGTTTACAACCTTCTATGGATATGCAAAGAACAGCATTACATACAGATTTAATTAATTCAGGATTACCAGTAGGTTCAGATGCTTATAACAATTCTATGGCTCAACTAGGTCTACAGCAAAATGACCAATTACAAGGATTAGCACAATCTTCTATTGCAGAAGGTCAACGTATGCGTCAAGGATTAGCTGGCGAAGCACAATCTATGCGCCAATCACAATTAGCAGAAGCAAGTATGATAAGAGAAATGCAAAATCAAGCTAGAGCTCAAGGTTTAGCAGATACTTTATTGCAAAGACGTTTACCAATGGAAGAACTTGCAACATTAACAGGTTCACCAAGTATTGGTTCTGCTGGTATGGGTACAGCTACAACTGGATTAAATGTTCCGGGAGTAAGTGTTGCGCCACCACCAATATTTGCAGCTACACAAGCACAAGGAGCATCAGATGCTAATAGATACGCAACAAATATGCAAGGCTATGGTGCTACTATGAACGCTTTAGGTAATATAGCAGGAGGATTTGCGGCAGCATCTGATAAAACATTAAAAGAAAACATAGTTAAAGTAGGACAATCCCCATCAGGATTTAATATTTATGAATGGAATTACTTATGGAGTCCAGAACGCTTTAGAGGTGTAATAGCTCAAGAAGTACAGAAAATTAAACCAAAAGCTGTATTATCTAATATCTTTGGTCATTTATTGGTAGATTATAGTAAACTTGATGTAAATATGGAAAGAATCTAATGGCAGTAAATAAAGCACCAGTTAGACAACAGTCTTATTTAACAGAATATGATAGACAAATGGCTGAATATTTACGCCGTATGGGTGGAAGTATTGGTGCTCAAGATATAGCAGCAGAAGCCTATGGTGGTAAATTCCCAGTAGGAACTATGACAGCTAAAATACTAAGTGGTGTATTAGCTAGAGCTTCTGATAAAAGAGCTATAAATAGAGAAGAAAGAGCAAAAGATTCTTATAGTAGAGCCTTTGAAATAGCAAATGCTCAAGATAGAGGTCTTAATGCAATGCCAGGAGAACTAGGTGTTGACCAATCAGGAAATCTTGATTTATTACCTACAACAGCATTACAAACAACTGATGGTGTAACTAATAGACAACCTTATGTTTTTAAAGACGATTCTTTAAATGATAGAACTTACGAAGTAGCAACTAATATGGGTAATTATGATGCTAATGGCAATATAACATATGCTGATGACCCTATGATAAATCAAAACATAGACAGAGCAAGAATAGCAAATCAAAGAGCAGAAGCATTTGCTAATGCTAGTCCTGAAGCACCATTAGGTGTGCCTTATGCAAGACAAGACGTAGCATTAACTGTAGGAGAGCCAACAGGAGAAGATACAACAAGAATAGGCAGATATTTAAGTGGTACGTTAGAACAAGACATATTACCAACTAATGCTAACAAGGCTTTAAGCCAAGCATTAAGAGGTGCTAATGTAAATGAATTCCAATTTGATGAGTATAGACAAAATAAACGTGCCATTAATAAACCTAAATATGGAGAGCTTAAAGTATTTTATAGTCCAACAAATGAAAGAGTTAATGTAAGAGAAATTCAAAATGCAGATGGAACAAGAGGTATAATAAATGCAGATACAGGACAAATTTTAGAAGGAAATTACTCTCCTATGCCTTATGAAATTTCTGATCCTAAATTTGAAAAAATAGATGGTAGTTTATTACAAATTGTTAAAGGACCAGATGGTAGTGTAAAAGTAAAAGAAATATTTAATAATAAAAAAGAAAAATATGATACAGACAATTATTTAGCAACATACAAGGGAGAAGAAATTACTGTTCCTGCTTATGTAACTAATGAAGGATTGCATTTATTTAATAAAGATAATAATAAATTTGAATTAGCAGAAAATTTATCAAAAGTTTATACAGATATTACACCTGATAAAAAATCGCAAAATACTTTTACCACAACTAATCAAATAGCATTAAAGACTGAAGGTAAATTATTAGAAAATAATATAAAAGGTATGAATGATGATTTTGATAAAGTAGTAAATAGTGGAAATATTGCTAAAGTCAATAATGCAAAAATGAGAACAGACCAAGTTATAAATATATTACTAGAGCTATCAGAAAATGACAAAGATTGGCAAGGATTTGGTGCTAGTGCTAAAAATAAATTTAGATCAGCAGCTAAAACATTAGGTTTTAATGTAGATGAAAAACTGCTTGGTATGATTGAATCAATAGAATCTTTAACTGCTTCAAGTATTATACCTATAGCTAAACAATTAGGTGTAAATCCAACTGACTTTGATTACAAACAAATAGAAAAAACATTTGCTAGTGTAAATACCAGCAAAGCAAAAAATTTATATGTAATGCGAATTATACAAAATAGAATAAATCAAGAACAAAAAATGGTAGAATTTTTAAGTAATAACAGAACTCAAATAATGCCTGATGAAACAGAAAAATTAACTTTTAGTAGTGAAGAATCAGCAATACAGTATGTTAAAAAATTAAATAAATTTGAAGAAATTTTACGAAATGAAAATGAAATATTTGCTAAAGAATTATTTGAAAACCCATTTGGAATATAAAAATGAGCCCTGATGAATTATATGAAATAAGTCCGTATTTAAAAACAAAATACCCAAAACCTGCGGATTTAGAAGAAGCTATATTTAATAAATTTAATAAAAATCTTATGGATTTGACAAAAGATGATTTAAATAAAGCAAGAGGAACTACAGTAGGACAAACAATAAAAATACCTACATTAATGGGCGGCGTAGGAGAATTAGATATAGGAAATATGGGTAGAACTTTTTTAGATAGCGTTGCTTATGGGCGTGGAGATAATTTAGAATCATTAATAACTGGAGATGATATAAATGTTATACGAGAAGAAATGGCAAATTATAAAACAAATAATCCTGGTACTGCATTAGGGCTAGAATTAGCAGGTTCTGTAATAGGAGGAGTTGGCACAGTTGGAGCTATTAAAACATTAGGAAAATTAGGACTAAATCAATTAACTAAACAATTTCCTAATTCTTTAAAAACATTAAATAAATATATAAAAAAAAGAGGGCAAGTAGCAGAAAAAAGTAAATATTTACCTACTAGAGAAGAATTAATAGGTTCAGCAGTAGGAGGTTACACGTATGCTAAAGGTGTAGCAAATGACAAAGATAATTTTAATATTCCTTTAATAGATGAAGAAGTAGATGTTGGAACAGTAGGAGCAGTTACAGGCGGAACAGCTCTAACTTTTATAAAACCTTTAATGAGAATACCAAGTAAATTTATAACTTCTGCAAATTCTTTAGTAAATTATCTTAGAGGAAAGCCAAATTTAAGCCAAGAAGAAAAATTTTTACAAAAAAAAATAGAACAAAGTATAGACCCAGATGCAGAACTTGCAAATATGAAAGGTCAATTAAAAGGGTATAAAGATTCCCCAGTAACTTTGCAAGATATAGGACCACAAGAAATAAGAAATATTGCTAAATCTTTAATAGTAGCTTCAGACCCAGAAGCTAAAGCAAAAAATATATTATTAGATTTTACTAAAAAAAGAAGTAAACAAGCTAATACAAGAGTAGCACAAAAAATAAAAGAAGTGTTTTCTGAAGGTAAAAATAAAGGGTATGGAAAAGATTTTACAAAAACATTAGATGAAATACAAACAGATTTAAAAACAATATCAAATGATTTGTACCAACAAGTTGTTTATAAATCTATTCCAATACAAGGTGATTTATCAAGATTAATGAAGTTTCCTGATATTCAAAAAGGTATTAATCAAGCAATAGAATTAGTACAAAATGATGTAAATTTTTTAAAAAATCCTAAAATACAAAAAATAATAATTAAAAATTTAAAAACTATTACAAATAATAAGTCTATAAAAACTTTAGATATTGGAACTTTAGACCAAATAAAAAGAGGTATTGATGTTTCTTTAAAAGAAGCACAAGATAATTTTGGAAGATTGGATATGAGTAATCCAAAAATAAGAAGTTTAGTAAATATAAGAAAAAAGTTTGTGGATTTAATAGACACAACTGCTGATAAATATATAGGAAATACTTACAAACAAGCAAGAAAATTATATTCAGAAGGGTTTAAAAAACAAGAAGCCTATGAGTTAGGCAGTAAATTTTTAAAAGGCGGTGGCAATTTAGGAAAACAAAAAGAATTTTATGCTAGTATTAATAAAATGTCTGATTCAGAAAGATTACATTTTATGCTTGGGGCTGCAAATGGTTTAGATGAGTTAGTAGCTAGTAATGTAAATCCAAATGCAATTATAAAAGCCTTATCTCAAAAACCTTCTTATGATAAAGTTTTAACGCAAATATTTGGCAATAACAGTAGGGGAAAATTACAAAAAAGAAAATTTAAACAATTTTTACAATCTGAATCAAGTATTTTAGAAACAACAAGAAAAAATCTTGGTGGTTCTGATACAGCAGAAAATTTAATGACAGCTAAAGCTAATAACACTATAGCAGGAGATTTAATAGACGGAGCATCTTATTTAGCTTTTGGTACAGGTCCAATTACACAAGTATTAGGAGGTAAAAAAATATTACAAGGGTTTGGAAGTAACAATACAATGCCTTCAGGCATGCAAGATGATTTGGCTGATTTGTTAATAGAAACAGATAAAGATAAAATAATAAAAACTTTAAATAGAATAAAACCTACAAATAAAACGCTAAGTAATATTTTAAGAAGAGGAAGTAATCTAGGAGTATCTTCTATGTCAGGAGGAAATATTTCAAGTTATGGTGGAAATTAATATAATTATAAGTAGTATTAAAAACAAGAATAAACAAAGGAGAGTATAATGGGTTGGTCAGGTGATACATTTACAAGAACAAATGGTACACATACAGGAACATCAGTTTGGCAACAAGATAGAGATGCTGGAACTAAGATTGTTGCTGATAGGCATGATACTAATGATAATGACTTAGCAACAGGTATTAATACTTGTATAAATAAAACAGGTGCAAATGCTTTTACAGGTAATGCTAATCTAGGAAGCCAAAGGATAACAGCATTAGCAGATGGTACAGCACATACAGATGGCGTTAATGCAGGACAGATACAAGATGGTGGTTTAGTATTTCAAGCTAACGATACAGGTTCAGCTAATACATATGCTATAGCATTATCACCAGCAGTAACAGCCTACGTTGCAGGACAAGAATTTAACTTTAAAGCAGGCAACGCAAGTTCAGGTGCATCTACATTAAATGTTAATGGTTTAGGTGCTAAAAACATTAAAAAAAGAAATGACCAAGCTATTGCCGCAGGTGATATTGAAGAAGATGCAATAATTAAAGTTCTGTATGATGGAACAAGTTTCCAAATGATTTCACAATTAGGTACAAGTGCTGGTAGCATGACATCATTTACGTTAACAGGTGATAGTGGTTCTAATCAAACAATAGCTGATTCTAACACAATGGACGTGGCAGGTGGAACAGGTATAGATACAGTAGTAGGAGCAACGGATACTGTAACTGTAAACATAGATTCAACAGTAGCTACTAGAAATACAAATAATACATGGACAGCAGCACAACAAGGAAGAACATTTACAGGAAACATTACTGGTTCTACAACTTTAGACCTTACATACCAAAACTTTATAGTAACTGCGACAGGCAATTTTACACTAGCTAACCCTAGTACAGAAGTTGCAGGACAATCAGGAGTTATTGTGTTAATACAAGATGGTACTGGTAGTAGAACTATATCATTAGGAACAGATTATGAAACTGCTGGAGGAGCTGGGTTGACAATATCAACAGCAGCAAATGCAGTAGATATTATTCCATACTTTGTAAAAGCAGCAGGGTCAATACAATTAGGTGCGCCACAACTAGCGTTTGCATAAAGGAACAATAGATGTTTAATAACGAATTATGGCAAAAACCAGCAGGTGGAGCAGGTGGTACTACTATTTATGACTACCAAATTCCAAAAAGTGTAAGAATGAATAAAGTTTCAGATAATAATGGAGCTAATTTTAGTAAAACTTTTTCTGGTTCACCTACATCAACAAAAAAAGGTACATTTTCAACATGGCTAAAAAGAGCTAGTGTACCTAGTAATGAAACACATGCTATTTTAGTAACAGGAGCAGGTGGTGGTTCATCAGAACAAGATATTAAATTTGAAAATAATAAACTTAGACTTAGTGGGTATTCTCCTTCAATGGATTTAACAACTACACAACTTTTTAGGGATGTTTCAGCATGGTATCATATTGTAGTTGCTTGGGATACAACACAAGGCACATCTACTAATAGGGTTAAAGCTTATGTAAATGGAGAACAAATAACAAGTTTTTCAACATCAACATATCCAAGTCAAGACCAAGTAATATTATGGTATTCAAATACAGAAAATAGAATAGGCTTACAATCATGGAATGATAATAATGTTTATAATGGTTATATGGCAGAAACAATAGGAATAGATGGAACAACATATGCAGCTTCTGATTTTGGTGAAACAAAAAATGGTGTTTGGATTCCTAAAGATGCTAGTGGATTAACTTTTGGTAATAATGGTTTTTATTTAAATTATGCATCTTCTGGTGATTTAGGTAATGATGTATCAGGTAATAATAATGACTGGACAGCAAATAATTTAGCAGCTTCAGATCAAACGCTAGACTCTCCAACCTTCAACTCTGATTCTAATGGTGGTAACTTTGCTACACTTGGTCCTTTATGGAAAACTTCAGACATGACTTTTTCTGAAGGTAATCTTAAATGGACAACTTCTACTAATCAAAGAGGAGCTATGTCTAATTGGTCTATACCTTTAGAGGGTAAATACTATTTTGAATATGTACCACTTAGTTGGGGAGCGTCATCAGGAGATGACCAATGGATAGGTTTAAATGTTTCTACTGTAGATTTTACAGCTAGTAGAGGTGGTAAAGCTACTTGTTATGGTTATGGTGCTAATTCAGGAAAAAAAATAGATGGTGATGGTACTGAAGATTCTTATGGTGCTGCTTGGGGTACAAATGATATTATAGGAGTAGCTGTAGACAGAGTAAACGATACAATTCAATTTTCAAAAAATGGCTCATTTCAAGGTAGTGCATTTGCTATACCAGCTACTGCTGATTTATTTCCTTGGATAGGAAGTGGTGGTGGTTCAAGTTCTGCTTCAGGAGTATTTAATTTTGGACAAGATGGAACTTTTGCAGGAAATGTTACAGCAGGTGGAAATAGTGATGACACAGGTTATGGCAATTTTAAATATGATCCACCTACAGGATTCTTAGCTCTTTGTTCTGGCAACCTCCCAACAGCAGATGCAGTAGACCCTGCACAAACAGATAACAATTATCCACAGAAATTGTTTAATACTAAACTATACACAGGAACAGGCTCTTCTAATGCATTAACAGGAGTAGGGTTTAAACCAGATTGGACATGGATTAAAGAAAGAGGTGGTGCTAATGACCATAAACTTACAGACTCTACAAGAGGAGTTACTAAGTCTTTAGAGTCTAATACTGCTCCTGCAGAAGCAACAGATTCAAATGGTTTAACAGCTTTTGGATCTGATGGTTTTACTGTAGGATCTGATGCTGTTTATAATAATAGTTCTGATACTTATGTAGC